CAGCTATAGCGACATACACAAACAACGGCGCAGTTTACGGATCGGTGGCATGACATTAATACCGCTAGATATACCCGCAGGTTTCTACCGCAACGGCACTGACTTAGAGCAGGCGGGTCGATGGCGTGACGGATCGCTTGTGCGTTGGCGTGACAACAGCTTGCGCCCGATTGGTGGTTGGCGTGAGCGCAAAACATCCTTCTGCACAAACCCAGTGCGAGGCATGCACACATGGGAAAGTAACAACGGATCTGCATATCTTGCCGGCGGATCTCACGACGCACTCGTGGCCATGCTTGGTGATGGGACGCTAGACGACATTACGCCAACAGGCCTAGCAGCGGGGCGGGAAGACGCCGCCGTTGAGACTGGCTACGGATACGGCTTTTATGGCCGCGGCTACTACGGCACGCCGCGCCAGCAGCTTGCGGGGTCAGTGCCTGCCGAGGCAACAACATGGTCGTTGGATAACTACGGCGAATATCTCGTTGCCTGCCACTACGACGACGGGCGCCTACTAGAGTGGCAGCTTGGGTCTGGCGTAAACGCGGCGCCGATTGCCAATGCGCCTACGAATAACCTTGGCCTCGTTGTCACCGAGGAGCGCTTTATCTTTGCTCTCGGCGCAGGCGGTAACCCGCGTAAAGTGCAGTGGTGCGACTTTGAAGATAACACGCTTTGGACACCGGCATCGACAAACCAAGCCGGCGACATAGAGCTGACAGATAGCGGCCAGATTATGCAGGGCATCCGCACACGTGGCCAGACGCTTATCCTGACGGATACGTCGGCGCATATCGCGCGCTACTCCGGCCCGCCGTTTGTGTATAACTTTGAGCGCGTCTCAACGTCCTGCGGCGCCATCTCACGCAAGGCAGCGTCAGACGTTGACGCTGGCGTCTTCTGGATGGGCCAGCGCGGGTTCTTCCGCTTTGACGGCAACTCTGTGCAGGAAATTAAGTGCGACGTCTTCGATTATGTATTCGGCGACTTTAACCAAGCCCAGCAGTCGAAGGTGTGGTCGTTTGCCAATGGGCAATTTGGAGAGATCTGGTGGTTCTACTGTTCCGGCAATAGCACAGAGATCGATCGATATGTCGCCTACGACTACAAGGAAGGCCACTGGTTGATTGGCAACTTATCACGCACATCCGGCGTTCAGCGCGGCGTATTCCGCTATCCGTTCATGGCTGGCCACGATGCAGACAGCGACATCTATGAGCATGAAGTTGGGCTTAACGTAGACAGCGGGTCTGTCTTTGCTGAGACAGGGCCGGTGTCGCTTGGGTCTGGTGAGCAAATCGGCAAGGTGACGCAGCTCATTCCAGACGAAAAAACGCAGGGCGACGTGGACGTTACCTTTAAGACACGTTTCTACCCGAATGCAGCGGAAACCACGCACGGGCCGTTCACGCCTACCAATCCGACATCTGTCCGGTTTTCTGGGCGCCAAATGCGCATGCGCGTTGAGGGCGCAAAGCTTGCGGACTGGCGTGTTGGCAACATGCGCATTGACGTAAAGGCCGGAGGTAAGCGCTAATGCCTTCTCCGATACTCCCACCGCTCGGGCCAGACTGGAAGCAGTGGGGGCGCCAGTTGACGCAGTACCTGCAGCGTAACTTGTCCAAGTTAGGATTTAAGACGGCGGAAGACAACCCATCGGAAAACGGCGTCATCCTGTGGGACAACACAAACAAGTATCCTGTCGTATCCAAAGACGGTGAGTTTGTTCAGATTGTCTTGGAGGACGGTCACGCTTCTTTTTATCGCACAACAGACGTAACCGCGGCTGCGGTAGATACGGCGTACGCAATAACGTATGATGCGCCTACAGGAAATGAAGGCATTGACCGTGACGCAACCGACAACAGCAAGATCGTGTTTAGCGAAGCTGGCGAATACCTTATTCTATTCTCTGCGCAGATTTCGTCCACGTCATCTAGCACGGTGAAGTTTTACTCGGTGCTAAGTTTGACGTGAGCGCAGGAGATTACTTACAAGTTATGTGGGCGGTTGATAGCACGTCAGGTTATTTGGATGCATCAGCGGCGACAGCGTTCAGCCCAGCAGCGCCTGCCACAACTTTACATTTGACGAGGATGCATGGCTGAAGGTTCACATAACGCCAATAATGTTGTAGACTTCGTAAAACGGCCAGCGATACGGATCGAGCCAATCGTCGAGGATGTTCAAGAGGGTGTTGTTAAGGTGCTACCACTCCTTGAGGCGTCGATCCGGAAAAACGAGCGCAACTCTTCCATGGAGGACGTTGTGGGCGATTTGCTAGAAGGCCGCAGCCTTGCTTGGGCTGTATACATGCAGGACACGTTGATTGCCGCGTTTACGACATGCGTCATGAGGCACCCTCAGAGACACACGCTATATATCGAGTATATGGGTGGCGCTGACATGAGTATCTGGATGAATGCAGCCATCAACGTCCTCAAAGATTTAGCGAATAAAAGTGAATTATCGGCCATTGAGGCTGACGGAAGAATAGGATTTTCGCGGTATGCAAAAGACAATGGTTTCTCAGAAAAGTACCGCCACTTCGAAATGGAGCTTTAGCCGTGGGTAAGAGTAGCACAACAAAGGCACAAACGTCACAAATGGATCCGCTTCAGCAGAAGTATATGGAGCAATTCATTATGCCGATGGCGGAAACTGTCAAAGGCATGGAGTTTACGCCATTTACTGGCGATCGTGTTGCCGGCATGACAGAACTCCAAAAGCAAGCGCAGGCAGGTTATGCTGGTTTAGGTACGCCAGAACAATACGCACAAGCCGGCAGCGTCTTCAGCGAAATTGCAGGCATGACGCCAGAGCAGCGTGCTGCAGACATTGCGTCATACACTGGCCAGTACACATCGAATGTGATTGATCCAACGATTGCACTTATGGAGCGTGAGCGTGCGAAGGCGCGCACCGGCGAAGAGGCGGCGATCGCCAAAGCCGGCGCGTTTGGTTCGCGTGGAGACGTTTTGCGCGGCGAGCGTGAGGGCGAGTATCAGGCGCGCATGGGTCAGACACTTGGCCAACTGCAGTCGCAGGGTTACCAGCAGGCGGTTGCACGTCAGCAGGCGGAGGCAGCGCAGCGTCTCGGAGCGGCTGGCCAGCTAGCCGGACTGGGCGCACAGCAGTTCCAGACGCAGCTCGCTGGATTAGGCGCTCAGATGGGCGCAGGAGAGGCGGAGCGCCTGATCGGTCAGCAGGGGTTAGACGCCGCGTATCAGCAATACCTGATGCAGCAGCAGTTCCCGCTAACGCAGTTCTCAGCGTTGACCGGCGGATCTGCGTCGTTCCCTGCGGGCATCGGAACGACGACGGGGACGACGTCTGAAAGCGATCCGTTTGGCAGTGCGGGTAGATTGCTTTCGGGATTTGGCGCATTTGGCCAAGGCGGCGGCTTTGGAATGTTTAGTTAGGAGTCGGAGATGGAACAGTATCTACTCACACAAGAAGATATAGACCGCCTTGGACTGCGTGACGCAATCGCGGGTGACGTTGCAACGGAGCAGGAGCTCCGAGCGCTCTTCCCAGCGCAGATGAATGAGCGTGACCAGCTAGCGCGTCAGGCGATGCTGTCGTCTATGGACATGCCGGCGACTGTAGGCGGGACAGCGATCACGCCTACAAGCATGCAAGCTGAATCCAAGCTGCCAATCGACGAAAGCGAAATTCTCCCCCCAGACGTTTCCGTTGAGCAGCAGATCACAGGCACAACGACGCCTATCAGTAACACTGGCATCGAAAGCCTACTTACAAGCGTAGCCACGCAGCCAGCGGCGCCAGAAGATCCATATAGCAATCTATCGAAGACGCAGCGACGCATGCTTGCGTTTGCCGCGATCAGCGACGCAGGCGCCGCGCTGCAGGGTATGCAGGGTCGCGCGGTACGAGATCTGATGGGCGACTTTACAGCGCGTGCGGATCAGGCACGTAAGGCGAAGGCGGCGCAGATGCGTCAAGAAATGCTTAGCAACTTAATGGGCGCACCATCTGGCATGACAGGTGACATGAATGCACAAAAACAGCAAATCATGGGCGCACTTGCAGGCGGATTAATTGACGGGCCAACGGCTCGCATCATGCTCGACCAGCTAGGCGAGCAGGAGCAGAAAGTTGCAGGCGCGTCAAAGTCATCTGCATTGATCGCGGACATTGACCTGCTTTCTGGCCTAGGTGGCTTGGATCAGCTTCTTGGCGTTGAGGGTATTTTTACCCGTGGCCTAGAGGGCTTAAACTTGGGGGCGCTACGCCCAGACGCACAAACAGCGCGCAGCATATTAAACAAGATTAAAGGTGGCGTATTCTTAGAGGCGTTTAAAAGCCTGAAGGGCGGCGGTCAAATCACAGAGCTAGAGGGCACAAAGGCAGAGCAGGCGCAGGCACGTCTTTTAGAGACGCAAAGTCCAGAGG